GCAACACCGTTTGCATAATACTAATAATAATTAATGGGGGCCTTCGGGCCCTCATATTCTTGATTAAGAAGGGAAGAACAATATGGCAGACACAGTAACAGGTCCAACTATATTACAACAAAATGAGAAAAGAGTTACTATTAAAATAGTAATTCAATCAGATGGTACAGGCGGTACTACAGTATTCGGGGATGTATCAGCAATGGATGCACTTCCAAACGGAACAACTTGCAAAACTTTAAGCGTACAAAGATTATGGTTTGCTTGTGATACAGGCGATGGAGGAGATTCATACGCTCGTTTAGATTATGAAGATGATGATGGAGATATTCCTATTGTTGGATTAACTGGAACAGGTTATTGGGACTTTAGAGAATTCGGTGGAATTCCTGCAAACCAATCCGCAAACACAAACCAAGACGATATTAATATAGTTATACCCGGTACAGCAGATGCAGGCAATATGTATACTGTTGTTATGGAATGTACTAAGACATACGTGGAGTAATAAATGAGCGAGCAAACTAACAAAGAAGCAATTATAGAAATTAAAGGCGACCTCAAATTACTCAACCAAAAAATAGATTTAATAAAGGACAATCATTTGGCCCACATGGCTCAAGATATTGATAAACTTTCTAAATTTATCTGGGTAATTGGCGGGACTGTATTTGCACAAATGTGTTATTTGATTGTTCGTACCTTAATATAGGAAGGACAAAATATGGCCACATCAGGCACACAAACATTCAATCTTTCGATTGATGATGTAATACAAGAAGCTTATGAAAGAATTGGCGTAAGTTCTAAGGGCGGCTATGATTTAATTACAGCTAGACGTTCTCTTAACTTATTGATGTTGGAATGGGTTAATGATGGTGTAAATTTATTTACTCTTGATTTAGTAGAACATACCATGACCAAAGATCAAGGACACATTACATTTAGTTCTAACACATACTCAGATGTATTAGATGCAGTTATAACAGATACTAATGCTGATCCAGATTCTGATCAAGAAATAGAACGTATTAGTCTTACCGATTATCTACAACTTCCAACTAAAACAACTTCAGGCAAGCCATCACAATATGCTGTTGAGCGTAATGCTCAATATGATAGTAGTGGTGTAGCTACACACAAAGTTTATTTGTGGCCTGTACCTGATCAAACTTACTACAAATTAAAAGCATGGATGATTAAATATCCAGATGATGTTGCATGGACTAGCACAGCTGGTGGACAAGTAACAGTTCCGTATATTGATTACAGACAAAACGTTCAAATACCTAAACGTATGCTACCTCCTATGATTAGTGGATTAACTGTTAAGTTAGCACACAAACATCCTGGGACTGTAGATGTAAACAGAAGAGCAGAACTTACTGCAATTTACAAAGACGAATGGGAAAAAGCTAGAGAAGAAGATAGAGAACGTGTAAGCTTTTACGTACAACCGGCGGTATATTACTAATGAGTTTTAATTTTGCATATGGACCAATAGATATATTTCAAGGTCTAGACTTGAATGCTCTTAATGAATATCTAGCCTCTTTAAAACCTAATCAACCTATTGATGAGTATACAGGAATTTTAGAACCTGAAAGACCTGTAACTGATGGAATTTCTGGAGGCTATGGAATTGATAATAAACCACCAGTTGATGAAAGACCAAATGCTCCAATAGGTATACCAATCGAACATTTTATTGCTGGAATAACTGGTAAACCTGTTTTAGGACCAGACGGAAATATAATTGAACCGACTTTTGGTGATACAACAGAAGTTGGTGGTCCTGTAGTAGCGCCACCTCCGGAAGTAATAAGTGGAATACTACCAAATCCAGACTCGCCAGAAGTAGGAGGGATTGAAACACTGCCAGCTGCACCAACAGAACCCGGACAAGGAATAGCTTCTTTAAACAACTCAATGATGTTTGAAAGAATGAAATCTTTAGCTAGGCAACCACGAGATTACAGAAGTTATATTGGATAGACATGGCAAGATATACTAAAGGAAAACATGCAGTAGCAATTGATGACCGTTCTGGTTTTAAGGTAAAACATAAAGACCTTAGAAGAGAATGGACTGGTATGATGGTTCACAAAAGTGATTGGGAATCTAAACAAGCACAACTTGATCCTTCTAAGTATTTTAAAAATACTGGAAGTAACGTAATAGAAAACCCAAGACCAGATAATTCAAATGATTCAGTTGTTGTAAGACTTGGACCCTTGAATCAAGGATACTCTGGAACAATGAAAGCTTATAATGGTATCTTGCATACCGGAGGTCTTGATTTTGTTGAAGTTCCACCAGGACAAGAAGCAGGAACAGCTCAAGGTTCTCCTACATTGAATTTTGCAGAAGTTCCTACTGGCATCGCAGCTGGTACTGGTTTAGGTACATTAGTACAGAATCTTGCAGATCAACCATCTGGTATTGCTGCAGGAACAACTCAAGGCGGCTCTGGATTATTCTTTGGATCAACAGAAATACCACCAGGCATTGCAACAGCCACAGCTCGTGGAACAATTACTATCTTTACTCCTGCATTACCTTCAGGAATAGCGGCTGGTTCAGCTATAGGTTCAGTAACTCCAGTAGTTAGTGGATGGTCTCAAGGTACTTGGGGTCAAGGAGCTTGGGGATACGGACAACAGGGAGGAGCATTATAATGTTTACGTATACAACTTTAAAACAAGCCATTCAAGATTGGATGGAAAACGACGCGGCAGAATTTACTGCAGCAACAGGATCTGGTGTAGCGCCAATAGATTTATGTATACAGTTGGCAGAACAACGTATGTACAAAGACATTGATTTTACATCTGGTCAAAAAACAACTAGTGCATCTTTAACAGCTAATACTAACATTTTAGCTGTACCTCAAGATTTGGTGGCAATGAGATGGGTTCGAGTAGCTAATGGTGATTGGATCTATCAAAAAGACGAATCATTTATCCGAGAATATTGGAGAGCTGGCACCAACGCAACACAAACAGATCAACCATACTACTGGGCATTTACAAATGATGGAGCGGCTTACTCATCATCAGATAGACAAACAAATATCATATTTGCCCCCACTTCATCGGTTGACAAAACCTTAGAGATCAGTTATAATATAAGACCAACAGGGTTGTCTTCATCTCAAGCGAATACGTATTTGAGTGATTATTGTGGAGATGCTTTGTTATATGCTTGTTTAATAGAGGCTGCTACTTTTATGAAAGCAGACCAGGAATTAGCCAAGTATCAACAATTATATCAGAGAGCGGCACAAGTGCTAGCTGCTGAAGAACAATTAAGAATGAGGAATTCTACACTGGTACAAGGTGAACTTAACGAAATATCAAGAATAAGGGAAAATAGATAATGGCAATTACATCAGCAATATGCTCAACATTTAAAAAAGAGCTAATGACTGCTACGCACAATTTCACTACTACTAGTGGAAACACTATGAAAGTGGCTTTGATTAAAGCAAATGCTTCACAAACGGGCACTTATAATGCGGGCACGACTTCATATACAACAATCACAGGTAACTCAGACGAGTTAGCAAATGGTAATGGTTATACTACAGGAGGTAATACATTAACAAATGTAACACCTACAAATGGTACAAGTACTACTACAACTGCTTTGACAGATTTTGCAGACACGTCTTGGACTTCTGCTACATTTACTACAAGAGGTTGCGTTATTTATAATGATTCAGCATCTGGAGATCCAGCAGTAATGGTGATTGATTTTGGTGCAGATTATTCTGTAGCAGGAGGAACGTTTACTATTCAGTTCCCAACTGCAGATGAGTCAAACGCAATTTTAAGAATAACATAATAAATATTTAAAGGAAACATAATATGGCATCAACATGGTCCAGTCTTGGAATAAGACTAATGACAACAGGCGAAAACGCAAACGCTTGGGGTGATCAAACTAATCAGAACTGGGAAAGACTAGAAGATGCAGCTGACGGTTTAGCAACTGTTGCTGTCACTGGTGCAACCACTTTAACTTTTACAGCACAACCAACTTCTTATGCTGATGAGAATGGTCGTAATAAAGTTTTAGTATTCACTGGTACAGCTGGGGGCACACAAGCTATTACGTTTCCAAACATTGAAAAAACATATCACGTACTAAACGATTCAAACTCGACTCTTACTTTAACTACTGGCACTGGAGCGGCAACCGTTTCATTAGCAGCAGGTAAAGACAAAATAATATACAATGATGGCTCTGATGAAATTCACGATGCCATAGCCAATTTATCTGTAACAACTGTAAATGGTATTCCGTTTTTTAGTGATGTAACAAACAACTCTATGTACACACACGATGTGTCAGGTACAGACAGCACAGCAGAAAATAATACTGCTTATGGTTTTGCAGCCATGGATGCTATTACGACTGGTGATAAAAACGTTGCCGTGGGTAAAGGATCTTTAGGTGCATTAACATCTGGAGAACACAACATAGGCATAGGTTTTAATGCTGCTGATGGTTTTGATACAGAAACTAATAATATAGGTATTGGATCTAATGCACTAGGCAGTGCTAGTTTAGCGGGTGGAGAATATAACGTAGCCATCGGTAACAACTCACTCGATGCTTTGACTTCGGGTGACTACAATGTATCTGTTGGGTATGGCTCGGGTGGTGCTGTAACTACTGGTACGGGTAATATTTTTATGGGCTATGATGCTTCTGCATCTAGAACTGAAGGTAATGATTCAGTGTTTTTAGGATATAGAGCTGGTCACGGTTGTACGACAGGTAATGATATTGTATTTATTGGTAAAAATGCTGGAGACGGACACGACACTGAGGGTAATAATTTAGGAATAGGTACAAACGCATTAGGTGGAGCAATAGCTGGAGGTGAATATAATGTTGCAGTTGGTAACAACTCACTCGATGCTTTGACTTCTGCTGATAACAATACTGTTTTAGGTTATAATGCTGGTTCAGCTTTAACCACTGGAGGAACTAATGTTTTAATTGGATCTGAAGCCGCTTCTGCTGGAACTATGACTGGTGCTAACAATGTTGTTATAGGTTACCAATCAGGTAAAAATATAACATCTGGTCACGATAGTGTTTTTGTCGGTGAAAATGCTGGAAGAAATGTGAACACAGGTCAAAACAATGTAGTTGTTGGAAAAGATGCTGGTTCTGATATGACTGATGACGAAAACAATGTTGTTATAGGTTACAGAGCAGGTAATGCTTTAATAGATTCAAGCAATGTTATTATAGGTGCAGACGCTGCTAGAACAGGAACTACTCACACTAACAATGTAATTATAGGAAAAACTGCTGCTGGTAATGCTGTTATAACAGGAGATGAAAATGTTATTATAGGTAAAGAAGCTGGATCAGTTATAACTTCTTCAACAAATAATGTTCTTATAGGTAGTAAAGCTGGTGCAGCTATGACTACAAACGGTTCTAATGTTTGTGTTGGTTTTGAGGCAGGTAATGATATTACCACGGGAGATAAAAATGTTGCTATAGGTTATCAAGCAGCAGATAGTTATGATACTGAAAATAACAATACAGCTATAGGATATCAATCACTTGCTGGAGCAGTAGCTGGTGGAGAGTTTAATGTAGCCGTTGGTAACAATACGTTAGATGCTTTGACTTCTTCTGATAACAATACTGCTGTGGGTTTTGCTGCTGGTGGCGCATTAACAACTGGTGACAATAATACTTTAATTGGCTTCAAAGCTGGATTGAATTTAACTACTTCATCAACTAATGTTTTTGTAGGTATGCAAGCGGCTGGTCTTGGAACAGTAACTGGCGGTACAAACGTAGCAGTTGGACCTCAAGCACTTTATGATTTAACGTCGGGAACAGGTAATATGGCTATAGGGTATAGAAGTTTCTATGATTTAACAGAAGGCCTTAGAAATATTGCGATTGGTTTACAAGCAGGTGAATTACTAACGACTGGAGATGATAGTATATTTATTGGAGCATTTGCTGGTGATAA